CAGTTTACACAATGTTTAGATCAACAACTGATGGAACTTCTGATGCAACTGCAGTGTATGGTGTAGATGATATATTAGAGGCTGTGTACAGAAACTCTTCTTCAGTTGATTTTCCTCTTACAAAAATAAATAGATCTGCATATCAGGGTTTGTCAAACAAAACTCAAACAGGTGTTCCTACACAATACTATGTTCAAAGATTTATAGATAAAGTTACAATTACTTTGTATTTAACACCTGGTTCAAGTGAGGCAGGTAATTTTTTAAATTACTATTATGTAAGTAGAATACAAGACGCAGGTAATTATACTAACGAAGCAGATGTACCATATAGATTTGTACCTTGCATGGTTTCAGGTTTAGCTTACTATCTTTCACAAAAAATAAATCCACAACTTACACAACAAATGAAATTATTATATGAAGATGAATTCAAGAGAGCATTAGAAGAAGATGGTTCTGCTTCAAGTTCTTTCATAACACCTAAAACTTATTATCCAAATGTCTAATTTATCTAGAGGAAAATATGCACAATTTATATCTGATCGTTCTGGTCAAGCGTTTCCATATACAGAAATGGTAATTGAATGGAATGGATCAAGAGTGCATATTTCAGAATTTGAAGCAAAACATCCACAGCTAGAACCAAAACCAACTACAGCAGATGGACAAGGTTTAAGAAATGCAAGACCTGCTAGAGTTGAACCAGCAACAGAAAATTTATTACCAAGTGATCCGTTTGATATAACTTTAGGAAGCACAACTATATCTGTAAATGAACCAAATCACAAAAGAACAACAGGAGACACTGTTGTATTTAGAAACGTAGATGGAAGCCCCGGAGGCCTGGCATATACAGTATTTGAAAATGCTTCAGGATTTAGTATAACTGTAGTAGATACAAACAATTACACTTTTACTTTAGGATCAACACCTACGGTAACAGGAAAATTTGGAGGAATAACAGTAACTGCAGGACCAGTTACATTAACACCATGACTTATTCAGAATTAGTACAAAAAATTAGAGACTATACAGAAGTTGATGCAAACGTTTTAACAGAATCTATTGTTAATGGAATTATTGAAAATGCTGAATGGAGAATATTTAGAGATGTAGATTCTGATAATAATAAAAGATACGCAACAGCAAATTTAATTACATCACAAAGATTTATAGATGTTCCAAATGATTTATTAGTTGTAAGATCGGCTCAAATTGTAAATTCTGATGGAGTAGGTCAAGCAAATAATAGAGATTTTTTACAATTTAGAGACACAAGTTTTATGTCTGAATTTAATCCAGCTGAGTCTACAGGAGTTCCGAAGTACTATGGTATGTGGGATAAAGACACTATTATAATAGCTCCCACTCCAAATGCTACATATGAAATTCAATTAAATTATATCTTGAAAGACCCGGGTTTATCTAGTACAAATACAACAACATACATCAGCGAGTATTTTCCCAACGGACTTTTGTATGCATGCTTAGTCGAAGCATTTTCTTTTCTAAAGGGGCCAAATGATCTCTTGCAATTATACGAAGGAAAGTATAAACAAGTAGTAGAAGGCTTCTCAATAGAACAAATGGGAAGACGAAGACGAGATGAATATCAATCAGGTGTTCCTCGAGTCGGAGGAAAATAAGGAGATATAATTATGGCTATAACACAAGCGATCGCAAACGCGTTTAAGAAACAGTTACTTGAAGGTGATCACAACTTTAAATCATCAGGTGGTGACAAATTTAAACTAGCTCTTTATACTTCTTCAGCTACTCTAAACTCAACTACTACTGCGTACAGTGCAACTAACGAAGTTAGTAACACTGGAACTTACTCAGCAGGTGGCGGTGCGTTAGTTAATGGAGGAACTTCAATCGGTTCTGGAAGTGGTAAAGGTGTTGCAATAGTTGACTATGCAGATCTATCTTTTACTGCAGTAACATTAACAGCTAGAGGAGCTTTAATCTATAACACTTCATCTGCAACTACAAATGCAGCTGTTGCGGTTTTAGATTTTGGAGGAGACAAAACAGCTACATCGGGAACTTTTACAGTACAGTTTCCAGCGTTTACTACAGCTGCAGCTATATTAAGAATTTCTGGTTAATAGGAGGTCTATAAAATGGCATTGGTTGTAAACGATAGAGTTAAAGAAACCTCTACCACTACTGGTACGGGTACACTTACTCTTGCAGGAGCAGTAACAGGATTTGAAACTTTTTCTAGTGCAATTGGAAATACAAACACAACGTATTATGCAATTGTTCACACTAGTAATTCAGAGTTTGAAGTAGGACTTGGAACAGTTTCTGCTGGAGCTTTAGCTCGAACTACTATTATTTCATCATCAAATAGTGACTCTGCAGTAGATTTTGCTGCAGGAACTAAAGATGTTTTCTGTACCCTTCCTGCATCTAAATCAGTTATACTTGATGCAAGTGGAAATATTGTTGCAAATAATGGAAGTAACCTAACAGCTCTTAATGCTTCTAATTTATCAAGCGGAACTGTAGCTAACGCAAGACTAGATCAACAACTTCAAGACGTTGCAGGTTTAGCTGTTACAAATGGAAATTTTATTGTTGGAGATGGATCTAACTTTGTAGCAGAGTCTGGAGCTACAGCTAGAACATCGCTTGGACTAGGAACGGCTGCTGTTTTAGATACAGGTATTTCAAACACAAATGTAGCAAAATTTACAAGTGGTGTAGCAGACGATGATTTTTTACGTGTAGATGGAACAGACATTGAAGGACGTTCAGCTAGTGAAGTTAGATCAGACTTAGGTTTAGCCGCTTCTGCAACAACTGATACTACTGACGCAAGTAATATTAGTTCTGGTACTTTAGCCAACGCAAGATTAGATGCACAATTACAAGACGTAGCTGGTTTAGCCGTTACAGATGGTGGTTTTATTGTTGGTGATGGTTCTAATTTTGTTTTAGAAACTGGAGCAACAGCCAGAACATCACTTGGGTTAGGAACATCTGCTGTTTTAGACACAGGTATATCCAATACAAACGTTCCTAAATTTACAACAGGTGTAGCAGATGATGATTTTTTACGTGTGGCTGGAACAGCAATTGAAGGACGTTCTGCTTCAGAAGTATTATCAGATATAGGTGGTCAAGCTTCATTAACTTTTGGAATAGCAAATACTAATGCAGTAAAAATAGATAGTTCATCGGTAGCCGATGATGAGTACGCTCGTTTCACTGCTAATGGTTTAGAGAGTAGAAGCACATCTGAAGTGTTATCTGACATAGGAGCTATTACAGCTGATTCTACTGATACGTTAACAAACAAAACAATAAATGCTTCGCAACTTTCAGGAACAGTTGCAAATGCAAGATTAGATGCTCAATTACAAGATGTAGCTGGTTTAGCTGTAACTAACGGAGGTTTTATTGTTGGTGATGGCTCTAATTTTGTTTTAGAAACTGGTGCTACTGCAAGAACTTCAATAGGATTAGGTACTTCTTCAGATGTTGAATTTAATGATCAACAAGTAGATTCTCTAGGAGTAGGAACTGCAGCTTCAGGAACAACTGGACAGATAAGAGCAACAAACGATATTACTGCTTTTTATTCTTCAGATGAATCTTTAAAAGAAAATGTAAAAAATATCGAAAACCCTTTAGAAAAAGTTAGTCAAATAAATGGTGTAACATTTGATTGGACAGAAGATTATATTAAAGAAAATGGTGGTGAAGACAAATATTTTGTTAGAAAAAACGACGTGGGTGTAATTGCACAAGAAGTAGAAAAAGTTTTACCAGAGGTAGTTGCAACAAGAGAAGATGGAATCAAAGCTGTTAAGTATGACAGAATTGTTGCTCTATTAATTGAATCTATCAAAGAACTTAAAAAAGAAATAGAAGAACTAAAAACAGGAGCCTAATCCATGGCTTTTGGAATAATCGCATATTCAGAAGCACCTTTCAGTGCAGAGGATTCAAATGTAATTGTATATCCATTAGGTATTCAATTAACAGCACAAGAAAATGCTCCATCTACTACTGGAGATGCAAACGTCTCTGTAACAGGTATTGGTTTAACAGGCACTCTTGGAACTGCAATTGGGTCTGCATTTGTAGCAGTTAATCCAACAGGTCTATCTTTATCATCTGCTTTAGGAACGGTTACTGCTCCTATAGGACAACAAGTTGATGTAACAGGTTTTGAACTAACTGCAAACGCAAATAATCTTACACAAGATACATTAACAGCTTTTGGTCAAGCACCTTTTGCTACTTTAAGTCCTTCTACATTTAACATTCCTGTTGAAGTAGAAGCTACAGTGGGAGCAGTTCTTGTAGGACAAGAAACAACAATGTCTACAGGTAGTCTTTCAGTTACAGCTGATGCTAATGTTGGTGTTACAGGTCAACAACTAACCATGCAAGAAGGAGATGCTGAGGCAGATGATGCTTCTGCTGAACTAACTGGAATAGGTTTCTCTGCAACTCTTGCATCAGTTACTGCAACTCCTAATACAATTGCTACTCCATCTGGTCAAGGAATGACTATGCAAGAAGGCGATGCGGATGCGGATGACGCTTCTGCTGAATTAACTGGTATAGGTTTCTCTGCAACTCTTGCTTCAGTTACTGCAACTCCTAACACGATCGCCACTCCGTCTGGTCAAGAAATGACTATGCAAGAAGGTCAGGCAGATGCAACTGATGCTTCTGCTGAATTAACTGGAATACAAATGACTGCTACTTTAGGAAGTGTTAAAAATATCATGTGGAGTGAAGTAAATACAGGCACTGCTACAACATGGACAGAAGTTGACACTGCTGCATAAATGAAATATTATGATATAATTTAAGGAATCTAAAATATGGCGAATACTACATCAACTAGCTTAAAATTAACAGTACAAGCAACTGGTGAAAACTCAGGAACTTGGGGACAATTTACAAACACAAATTTACTTATCTTAGAACAAGCAATTGGTGGTTATGATGCAGTTGGAGTTACTGCAGCAGCGACTTTAACCTTTTCAAACGGTGTTTTATCAAACGGTAAAAATCAAGTATTAAAATTAACTGGAACTATTTCTGGAAATAAAAATGTAGTAATTCCAGATGGAATAGAAAAAACTTATATTATAGAAAATGCTACTACAGGTGCTCACACGGTAACTGTTAAAACCACTTCTGGAACAGGTTTTACTTTTGGAGCAACTGAAAAAACTACAGCAATATTGTATTCTGACGGAACTAATGTTGTTGAAGTAATAAATAATACTCAAAATTTAAAAGACTTAGCCGACGTAGCAAATACTAATAGTAATTTTATTGTAGGTAACGGATCTAATTTTGTGGCTGAGTCTGGTGCTACTGCAAGAACTTCATTAGGTGTTGGCACAGGAGATGCAGTTCAATTTGATTCTTTTGGAGTTGGTACAGCTGGATCAGGAACCACTGGACAAATTCGTGCGACAGATGATATTACTGCTTTTTTTTCTTCTGATGTCGCATTGAAAGAAGATATAAAAAATATTTCAGATCCATTAGAGTCCTTGAAAAAATTAAATGGTGTGTTATTTAATTGGAAAGATTCATGGATTAAAAAACAAGGTGGTGAAGACGGCTACTTTGTTAGAAAAAAAGATGTTGGAGTTATAGCTCAAGAGGTAGAAAAAGTTTTACCTGAAGCTGTTGCTCAAAGAAAAGATGGCATCAAAGCTGTTAAGTATGATAGATTAACATGTTTATTAATTGAAGCAGTAAAAGTGTTATCTGACAAAGTAGAAAAATTAACAAAGGAGAAAAATTAAATGGCTGTCCCTAGTACTAACGTTGGATTCTCAAGTATTCAAACTGAGTTCGGTGGATCTAATCCTATTTCACTTTCTGAATATTATAGTGGTGGTCCATTAGTTCCCTCAGGAAGTCCTGCACCAAATGGACCTATTCCTTCATCAGGTCAAATATCTGTAGGACAATTTAGAGCAGCTGTAGCTGCAGAATTTGTAGCTGCAACGGGAGGAACTGTTACAACTTCTGGTGATTTCAAAATTCATACTTTTACGGGTCCAGGAACTTTTACTGTTACAAACGCAGGAAATGCAGGTGGTTCAAATTCAGTAAGTTACATGGTGGTTGCTGGTGGAGCTGGCGGAGCAGCTAATGCTGGCGGTGGCGGCGGAGCAGGTGGATTTAGAGAAGGATTAGGTTTAAATGATTCTTATACTGGTTCACCATTAAGATCACCATCAGGTGTGCCTGTTTCAGCTCAAGCTTATCCAATTACAGTTGGAGGAGGCGGATCTGGAGCACCAGGAGGTGGTAGAGGATTTGATCGTCCAGAAAGTATAGGAGGTCAAGGATCTAATTCAGTATTTTCAACTATAACATCTGCAGGCGGTGGCGGTGGCGGAGCAGGGCTTGTTCCATCTGCCCCGATTGGTATTGGTAAAAGCGGTGGATCTGGCGGTGGTTCTGGAAACGACTGGCCAGTAGGAACTTTTCCAGGCAGCACAGGTAATGTTCCACCAGTAAGTCCACCACAAGGTAACGGCGGTGGAAGTGGTACACACGACGCTTCAACTGGAAACTTGGGCGGCGGTGGCGGCGGAGCTACTTCAGCAGGTGGAAATGGAGTTATTCCAGGTGATGGAGGAAGTGGAGGAAATGGAGCCACAACAAGTATTCCAGGTTCACCTATTACAAAAGCTGGCGGTGGCGGCGGCGGAGCAGGAAATTCCTTCGGTGGAGAAGGAGGATCAGGAGGACCCGGCGGCGGAGCAGACGGTGGTAGTAATAATCAACCTGTTGTTCCTGGATCTAGTGCATCTGCTAACACTGGTGGTGGCGGCGGTGGAGCTGGTACAGAAAATGGACCCTTCGGAGGAGGAGGCGGTTCTGGATTAGTAGTTATAAGGTATAAATTTCAATAGGTAAAAATATGGCACACTTTGCAAAAATATCAGAAGAAAATGAAGTTTTACAAGTTTTAACACTTGATGATAAAGATTGTGTTAATTCTGAAGGTGTAGAAATTGAATCAATTGGACAAACGTATTTAGAAACTCATAATAATTGGCCAGCTCATCTATGGATAAAAACTTCTTATAATACTTTAAATAATACACATCGATTAGGAGGAACACCTTTTAGAGGAAACTATGCTGGTATAGGATATACTTGGGATAGCGAAAATCAAATTTTTTGGCCATCTAAGCCATATCCTTCATGGGTAAAAAATACTACAACAGCACTATGGGTTTCACCTATTGGCGATTCTCCCGAATTAACTGAAGAACAAAATAATCAAAATCAAGCTTTTACTCATCAATGGATATATAGTTGGGATGAAGCAAATCAACAATGGAATTTAATTGATAATAAATCTTAATTAGTATATACAGTTTTTAGAAAGAAAATTAAACATGATATTTACGACTGCTATAAAAGAACATAAAAAAAATAAAAATAAACTTTTAAAATTAATTGAAGAAACTCCTACTTCTCCAATAAAAGAGGGGAAAGATATCATTCAAAAAAATGATTTTTTTCTACCAGAAAATCAAAATCAAAAATATAGAATGACGTTTTTAAAAATGATTGAACCTTATTTAAAAATAATAAGTTTTAAATTAAGGTCTGATAAATGTAGCGTTCACAATGTATGGTTTCAACAGTATTTAAAAAACAATTTACACAACTGGCATAATCATCCAGGGTGTCAGTTTTCAAATATTTATTATTTAGAGTTACCTTCAAATGAAATAGACACAGAATTTTTAGATCCAGATAAAAAGTTTTTAATTAAAGAAGGAGATATTTTAACTTTTCCTTCTTATCTGTATCACAGATCTCCTGTAAATTTGACAAATAAAAGGAAGACTGTTATTGTTTTCAATAGTTCCTTTCATGAGTTCTTACAATGAAACATAAAATTTTATCTTTAGTAGGTTTGTTTTCTGGTAGTGTTAAAATGCCAAAAAATTTTGAAATAGATAGAGATATATTATTAAAAGATATTTTAAGGTCAGTTCCAAATAATTTTGATTTTCCTTTTTCTAAAACTTGGGATATGCTCGACACTTATATACGAGAACGTTTTAACGTAGAATATGGTACAAAGTTAGTTCATAAAAAAACATTTGGAGGTTGTTATAAACCAAATGAAATATCGCAGCCATTATTAAATATTAATCCAGTAGACTTATTACATTCACCTGATTTTACTTTATTGTATGGTGTTAAAACAGATAAATGCATGGTAAGAATATTTTATGATGATAATAGAAGAAAGGGTAGATCTTGGGATGTAGAATTAAAAAATAATGAGTTTATAGTATTTCCATCAACAAATATGTATGTTATTTCAAATAATCAAAAAGATTCATTAAATTCTATATTAACTATTACTTATGAATATATCTAATTATTATTGGTGGTTTAAATCAGCCATACCTCCTAAAATATGTGATGACATAATTAGATATGGATTATCTAAAAAAGAATCCATAGCTAAAACTGGAGGATATGATAATAAGAAACTTACTAAAGAAGATATAAAAGATCTAAAGAAAAAAAGAAATTCAAATTTGGTATGGTTAGAAGATAACTGGATATACAAAGAAATACATCCTTACATACATGAAGCAAATGTTAGAGCTGGATGGAATTTTCAATGGGAAAGATCAGAGTCTTGTCAATTTACAAAATACAAATTAAATCAATATTATGATTGGCATTGTGATAGCTGGGACTTACCATATGATAGACCTAATAAACCTGAACATGGAAAAATTAGAAAACTATCTATGACTTGTCAATTAACAGATGGATCTGAATATGAAGGTGGTGAATTAGAATTTGATTTTAAAAATCAAGAACCTTATTCGAAAAAACAAAATATAAGACAAGCAAAAGAAATTTTACCTAAAGGGTCAATTATTGTTTTTCCATCTTTTGTATGGCATAGAGTAAAACCTGTAACAAAAGGAACTAGATATTCGCTAGTTGTTTGGTCTTTAGGAGATCCATTTAAATAAAATATGAGTTTTAAAAAAAATAAATTTATAGTTATAAAAAAAGCAATATCAAAAGATTTGTCTGAATTTATTTCAAATTATTTTTTGATGCAAAAACAAGTTTATGATACGTGTCAAAGAGAAAGATACTTTTCACCATTTGAAAATATTTTAGGTTTTTATGAAACAGATAATCAACAGATTCCTAATACATATTGTCAATATGCAAATATAGCTATGGAAACATTATTACTTAAATGTCAGCCAACTATGGAAAAAGCAACAGGATTAAAATTACATCCTGCGTATACTTATGCTAGAATATATAAATTTGGAGATGAACTTAAAAGACACAAAGATAGATTTAGTTGTGAAATATCAGCTACTATGAATTTAGGTGGAGATAAATGGCCTATATTTTTAAACCCTAATCCAAAAGCAGGTTATGTTTACGGTCCTAAAAAAGGACTTCATCAAGTTCAAAGCTATGAACCTACTAAAGATAAAGGAGTTAAAATAGATTTAAAACCAGGAGACATGTTGGTTTATTCTGGTTGTGAGCTAGAACACTGGAGAGAAAAATTTAGAGGTGAAGAATGCATACAAGTTTTTTTGCATTATAATAATCAAAAGACTCCGGGATCCGAAGAAAATATGTTTGACACAAGACCTCATTTAGGCCTTCCTTCTTGGTTTAAATCAATAAATAAAAAGTGAACTTCATAAAACAATTAGACGAAGTTAAACATGCTACCAAAAAACAAATTAAAGAAGAACATTGGCATGTTGAAGGAATTATAAAATCTAAATCTAATCAAAAATTTAAATTTGATTTGAGTCCAATAATAAAGTTTGAAGAAAATGATTACGGTAAAGTAGGTTATTTTAATTCAAAATCAGATAAAATAGTCTTTGATTTTAAAGAAAATTGGATACTAATTGACACTGAAGAGCTAATTGAATATGTCAAAGAAACTCAAAAAAAAGACATAGATTTAAATGACTTGTTAGATGATCTGTCTTGGAATATAATACTTAGTAAAATCGAATAAAAATATGCTTCAAAAACTTAATTTTAAACCTGGTTTCAACAAACAAGTCACAGATTCAGGAGCCGAGTCTCAATGGGTTGATGGTGATTTTGTTAGATTTAGATATGGTTTACCTGAAAAGATAGGTGGTTGGTCACAGCTTACCACTTCAAACAATACTTTACCTGGAGTAGCACGTGCTCAACATGCTTTTGTGTCTATTGCTGGTGAAAAATATGTAGCAATCGGTACGTCTCAAGGTTTATTTTTATATTACAATGAAGAGTTTTTTGATATCTCTCCGTTAGATGATGCTATCACTGGAGCAACATATACATCTACAAATGGATCTACTACAGTTACTATTAATAAAACTAGTCATGGGTTATTGGCTGGAAGATATATTACGTTTTCATCTGTAAGTGTTCCGGGTTCTGGAACAAGTTTTACGGCGGCAAATTTTCAAAACAATACTTTTGAAGTACAAGCATCTAATTTAGGTTCAAACAGTTTTGAAATTGTTATGCCATCAGCTGAAACAGGAGCAGGAGTTACAGCAGGAGGAAGTTTAACAATAAATCCATACGAAGTAGTAGGTCCAACTTTTGAAACTGCAGGTCTAGGTTGGGGTACAGATACATGGAACACAAGCACGTGGGGCACCGCAAGTGCAACCAGTGACGTTACTCTAGATCCAGGACTCTGGAGTCTTGATAATTTTGGTCAAGTGTTAGTTGCAACCATTAGAAATGGTAAAACATTTACATGGAATGCAGGCGCAGCTAATCCAAGAACTGTTAGGGCATCTACAACCACTTCTGGTTTTTCAACATCGAATAATCCAACCGCTTCAATATTAACACAAGTATCTGACAGAGACAGACATCTATTTCATTTTGGAACAGAAACAACTGTTGGAAGTTCAACTACGCAAGACCCAATGTTTATAAGATTTTCTAATCAAGAAGATTTAAATACATATGCACCGACAGCAATAAATACTGCAGGAACATTTAGATTAGACCAAGGTAATACAATTGTAGCTGCTGTTTCTGGAAAAGATTATACTTTAGTTTTAACAGATACATCTGCATATGTAATACAATTCGTAGGTCCACCTTTTACTTTTTCAATAAAACAGGTTGGTACAAACTGTGGATGCATTGGACA